GCACAGGGCAAGATACTAATTTTACGAGAAAACTTCAAAAGTCTGGAATTGATGTGGCAACCACGGCTGATGTAAGCAAGGCAGTTAATACTGCAACAAGTAATGTAGTTACAACTGATAAGCCAGCAAACTTTACAGCAGGTTTGCAGTCAGGAGGTGTCTCAGTCGCTACTAGCGACGATTTGAAAAGCGTTGAAGCAAATGCTTGGCGTGTATTAGACCAGAAAAATCTAAATCTTGGAGGCACCCTTCTCTACAAGATTGACCAAAGCTCAAAAAAAATATATATGTTATGTTCAATAGAATGTAATAGCTCTTTAGTTAATAAATCTATAGCTGATTTTTCATCAGTAGTAAAAAACATCACAACTATCTCAGGGAAAGCCTATGCCGAATTTTTAGGAAGTGGTTCAGTGTTTGCGTCAATCTCTAATTTGTCCATTTATGACCCCACATCAATTGTGGTAGATAACTTATTTATAAATGGTAGTGCTAATGTAAACTTTTCTGCTGGAGCTTACTTCACTTATGATTCCCTCCGGTAATTAGAAAGATGAATATCTTTATGACTTATTATGTAATGTTGGTATAAGCAAACAACTTTGGTGATTTAAATTGTATTACATTTTTAAAATTGCACCACAATGCAGTTACGAATGATAATTTCCTTCCGAAGTTTATCAACTGTATTCTAGAAATATATTTTGTTTGAGGTGTGTTTCCCTTAATTACGATTATTCACATACCCCACAAACAATAAAAAAGGAGATAATAAATAATGTTCATTTACGTTACGTTTGATTCAAATGGTTTTGTCACCGATTATAAAAAAGTCGAAACTGATGGTTATACAAAGGTGTTCGTTTTAGATTCATGGATTAATCAGTTCGCTCAATACCCAGATAAGTTTAGATATGATGCAACTAATCAAAAATTACTTAATCCAGGTAACTTACCGAGTGTTTCATTGAACCAAGTAAGTACAGATGTAACAACCTTACAAACTCAGTTACAATCTTTGCAATCAACAGGTACGCAAACTGATTCACAATTGGGAGCTTTGGTAAGTAACATTTCAGTGGTTCAAGGACAAATTCTCGGAGAACTACAAAATATTCAAACTCAATTAAATGCTTCTGAAAAAGCAACTACTGTACCAGCAGCAAATACAACTAATTCACCAGCTTAATAAAAGGAGGTAATACAATGTTTAATATTGATTGGCACGGAATGCTTAAAATTGAATATGATAACGGTTGGTTGTCTTATGATAAATTGAAACTGTTCGTTGGTTGGAATGAATTAACAAAAGATCAGTTTACTGATATTACTGGTAAGAATTATGACACTGGCAGCGTTGCCCAAGTAACAAGCTCATCATAACGATTACTCAGTTTAGTAAACCCATATGTGATCTCTTGGCGGAATGCAAGTTTAATTAAATTAAAGTCCGTCACTTTTTTGGAACAGTGGTATAATCATTTTCGTAGGCATTAACCCCTTTGGTGCCTACGCATTCGAATATCCATCTGAGCATTTATGAATGCCCCATGCTCATACATTCCCCTCAATGTATGTGATGTATACACGCCCGTCATAAGATGGGCGTGTTTGTTTTCAATAATTAGTTGTTACGACTAAATAATCGTGATACAATGCGTTTGTGGAATTCCATTCCTCCAAGAAGGAATTTCATGTTCTTCAATATGATATGAATTGAGGACGCCCTTTAAAGCGGGGCGTTTTCTTTTACACAAATTTTATGGAGGTTGTCTTATGTATACACAAATATTAAATGTTTTAAATTCCTTTAAAGCAACCGGATTGGTTGCTTTTTTAATTGCTGTAATTCCAGCAACTTACAAATTGGTTAAACCGTTGATTGAAGCTAAAATTAAAACTGAAAAGAATACTCATATCAAGCAAGGGATGGAATTAGGCTTAAAATTAGCGAATGCTTTCGTTCCTGTGGTGGCAAGTATGCCTGCTTTAAGTAACTCAGATCGCAAAAAGGCGGTTAACCAATTTATTGATTCCAATTTAAAAAATTCCGGCTTTAATTTTAAAGCAGAAACAATTGAAGGATTAGCAGAACAAGCTTACCAGTATTATAAACACACTCTAAAGGGAGATAATCACAAAGCACCTGTTACTCCGGCGCCTACGAATGATGTTTCACCAGAGACCCCGATTGATGATGATCCAGAAGTATTTAAAGAGCCCCAATCATCTGAACAAAAGTAGGAGGTGACGAAAATGACAAAAAGGGTTGCTGATTTATCTGTTTACCAAGGCAGTTCTGAGACCTACATGAAATTTTTAAAAAGTCACGGAATTGATACCACGGTGGTTAAATTGACGGAAGGCACTGGATACATTAACCCTAAAGCTAGAGAACAAGTGGCTAACGGATTCAAAGTATTTGGTACTGTGAGTGTTTATCATTTCTTTCATGGTCATGGTTCATCAGAAGCTAAGTATTTCTTAGCTTGGGTAAAAAGCTTTGGGTTGGATAAATCCACAGTCTTGGCCCTAGATGTGGAAGCACAAGACCTTCCTTGGAGGACCACAGCCGAAGTAAATGTCTTTTTAAAGGAGTTAAAAGCCAACGGTTTTACCAACGTTATTACTTATGGATCCGGTTCATGGTTTGCTGAAAAGCGAATTGATCGAGCTGAACTTATTGATAAACATATTTGGGTAGCAGCGTATGGCGTTAGTCAACCGGGAATTGATAATGTGAATGCTTGGCAATATACTGATAACTATGATGGATTAAAGGTTGACGCCAGCTTAGATTTTGATGGTTCACTGTCCGGAAGTGGGGTAGTTATTAAACCTGCTAAACCGGAATATTATCAAACACCGGGTTTATACGAAGCAACGCAAAGCGTAATTCACCAATTTAACGATGCTGAATTCAAGTCTAAACGGCATACTCGTCTGATTAAAGGAAGTCGATTCTATGCTACCCCAATAAAATATGGTGAAATTTATCGCCTTTCTACACCAACCGGTTACTATACAGCAAACAAAGATAAAGTTAAATTTATTTTTGCAGTAAAGGCTGGTGGTAAATAATGACGGCAGTTCCTGACGAAATTAACATGACTAAAATGCTCATTGGCATTAAAGAAGATATTTCTTCCATTAAACAACAGCTGAATGATCAGGCTGATTTGAATGCTAAAACAGATAAAGCTTTGGCTAAGTCTATTGAAAATGAGCATCGAATTGATAATCTTACACATATTAACTATGCATTAATTTCTTTAGTGGCAGCGGGAATTATTGTACCGTTGATTATTTATTTAATTGAGAAATTTATGTGAGATGAATAACCTCTGGGTGATTCCAGAGATACATAGTTAGACATTGGTATACGTTAATTAATATTATTTTTGGCTTTTAATAAAATTATGCATACCATAATAATTCCTTATGTAACTATCACTTTTATCGGTGAATTAACAAATAACGGGCAAATAACGGTCAATTAAAATTATAAATGCCTTTATATCAACGTTTATAAGGGGCACTTGTGCCTGCAGTCGGCATAATTATACAAATTAGAAGAAATATTAAAATCAGGAATGCCTATTTAACGGCATTCTTGATTTTTTTAATTTATAAAAACGTACTAGAAAGTATTAAAATATAAATAATAACGGGCAAATAACGGCCAAACGGGCAGAAGAAGTTTAACCTGATACAGAGTAAAATAACAAAATAAAAACGGAACCTTATTAAAGGTTCCGCTTGATTGGTATAGTTTCATCATGAGAGGAAAGGTTATCTAACTCTTCACGAATCTGTTGATCGTTTTTTGCTTTATATTCATCCATTAAATAGGAATAAATCTTTGTTGTTGTGGATACATCAGCATGCCCTAAACGCTTAGAAATGATGTAAATGTCAATTCCTCGAGATAGTAGGTAAGCTACATGTGAGTGTCGTAAAGAATGAAAGTGGAAGCCCTGTTTTTGAATCCCTAAGTCTTTTAGTATAGAACGCAACTTTTTATTAACGGCAGAGGATGATGGAATGGATTTATATTGATTAACAAAAATTAGTTCTCCATTATTGTGATCCTTCAAGATCTTTAATGATTTCAGCAATTCGTCATTAACTGCAATGATTCGATTTGAACCAGCCGTCTTGGTATCTTTGAATCCACCGCCTTCGGATGAATTCCAAGATTTAGTAATGCTAATCGTTTTAAAATTAAAATTAACGTCATTCCAAGTTAATGCTTGAATTTCCCCCAAGCGAGCACCAGTTAAAACGGCCGTCAGGATCATAAAAGTGGAGGTAAAGTGATAGTTTAAGTGATTCTCCAAATAAGCGATGAGACGCTTAATCTCAGCCACGTTGAGGTATTCCACATGCTTATCACGTGACTTATCATAAATAAGACTGACTCGCTGGGTGAAATCTTTATGAATCAGATCGTCAAGAATGGCATTTTGAACAGTTGCTCTAATCAGTGAATTAACTTTATAAACAGTATCTTTTGCATGAGAATGACCATAGAAGTTAATAAATGCTTGATATTGTGGTCGGTCAATACTTTTTAAAGTAACATCACCGAAATAATTATGTAATACTCGACTGGTTATTTTATAGCGATTCTTAGTCTGATTCTCAATTTTGGGTTCTTTGTACGTGTGATAAAAATAGTCAAAATAGTCAGCAAACTTAGGATCTTTAGGAACGAGATCCAAACCATTGTGGATATCGATTTCCAATTGACTCGCAAATAGCTTTGCAGCTGATTTAGTTCTAAAGCCGCTCTTAGTTTTCTCATGTTCCTGACCATTGGCATCATAATAGTAGTATCTTACTTGGTATCCATGACCATGCTTACGTATTGATGGCATTATTATTCTCCTTTGGGTAATATACTAACACATAGTGGAGGGAATCTACTTAATAGAGCGATCATTTATTAATTATTATGGCATATAGATTACAAAAAAATGTTAAAGCCTTTACAACTCCTGTTTTCTTTTGCATTCAACCTTGATTATGTTATACTATTTACAGCAAGTTAGTTGAGGCATGTTTTTGCATGCCTAGGTAGCTTGAAAAAACAATTTTTTTTGGGAGGAAATTACACATGAAAAAGTCATTGAAAAAGACTCTTTTTGCTGGTGTAGCTGCATTATCATTTGTAGCTGTTGCCGGTGTATCTAGCACAAATGCTAGTGCAAAATCATATGCCAAAGTTACATCAAACAAAGCTTTGACAACTGATGCTACTACTCGTAACGTTGCTGTTAACGGTACTAACGCTCTTTATACAAAGGCTGGTACTTTGAAGGGTGCTAAGACCGTTGCAACTAAGACTACATTAGCTAGTCTTAAGAACTCTAAGCAAGGTCAAAAGAACTTCCGTGCTTATCGTGTAGCTACTACTAACCGTGGCTCAGTTTACTACAAGGTTGTATCATTCGATAAGACTTACCGTGGCTGGATCTACGGCGGCAAGTCAGTTACTGCATTTGCTGGTGGTATTGCTTCATTCAGCACTACTACCGCACCTGCAGCTGCAAACTCAGCATCAGCAAGTTCTGCAAGCTCTGCATCTTCAGCAGAACAAACTACTGCTTTAACTGATGCACAAAAGAATGCTACTTACAAGATTACTAAGGCTGGTACTGCTAACGATGGTACTGCGACTACTTATTCATATCCTGCATGGACTGAATACAAGAAGGGCCGTACCGTTACTGATGCTACTCCTTACGCTAACGATACCTTCAAAGTTACGGACCAAACGACCCGTACCCGTGAAGGCGACCTTTGGGTAAAGATTGCTGACACTAACGCTACTAATGGTCAAAAGATTAACGGCTGGATCAAGTACAGCGCCTTGACTGCTCAAGCTACTACACCTACTACTACTCCAGTTGCTGACAACGCTGTACGTATTAACTTTACTGATGTATCTGGCAAGACGATCAAATCTGTTGATTTTACGAAGACTGGTTCTAAGAAGGGTGACAATTTAGGTCAACTTACCAAGAATGCTAATGGAGTTTATAGCTGGAATTTATCAAATCTTTCATCCAGTGATCAAAACTCACTTCAGAATGCTATTGACACAGCTTTAACTGGTACAGGATATTCATTTAAGATTGGCGATCCCGATAGTAGTAACGCTGCAGTTCTTGCTCAAGCTACTACTGGTAATACTGTAAACATTCCACTTACAAAGGGTGCTACTGTATATCAGGGCTTAACAGCATTTGCCAATGATACAAACAATAAACTTACTGAAGGATTGGGAGACACTATTAATTATATTCCAACTACTAATCCAAATGCTTCGGTAGCTACTAATGCATTTAAGACAATTACTGTTAAGGCTACTCCTGAAAATGGTTTAGCTAGTGACTTTACGCATGACTTCAGTGATATTGTAGATACAACTACGGGTGCGTTTGACTCTGCGAAGTTTGCTGCGGATGTTAACGCATTGACAGGAGCTGCATCATCTAGTACAACTACTGGAACGGCTGATCAGCAAAAGGCTCAGCGTATCACCGATTTGAATGCCGCTTTAGCTTATGCTGCTGCTCATAATTATGTAACTCCAGCTAGTTTGAATACAACTGATTTATTTAGCGGTAACACTGGTGCTTCATATTCAAGCCAAGATGTTTTGAATTATGTTAATAAACATGATCAACTTAAGACTTTGAAGTCGAGTGCTTTCCCAGTTGCTAATGCTGACGGTACTGTTGCATCTTGGAAGCAATTTACATTTACCGTTAGTGGTGCGAATGGTGGAGTCTTTGGTAATGGAAGTGCTAAAGTAAATTATAACTTTAATTCTGCATTGCCAACCACTTTAACATCATTCCCTGCTAAAACACAATCAAATACAACTAATCCATTTGCTTAATGCGTTAGATGTTGTTGATTTGTGAGGATATAATAAAAAGGGCCGTTTACAAACGGTCCTTTTTATTAGGCTCTTCGTCAACTGTTGTTGGTGAATTTAAATTTGAAAGTTCTAATCACTTTGTGATTAGGGCTTTTTTGGTATGAATGCGTAAAACGTAGAGCACTCTTAGCCGGAACCTGAAAAAGTTTACTGTGTATAATTATTGTTTGCTGCAAAGCTTGTGTATTAGCCTTTCTATTCAAAATCTAGCTCAACAACAGATCTAGTACTTCATTAACTGAAATAAAGTGTCGCCACTTATTCGGATCATGCTTAGCAAGTCCCTTAAAATTATTGCTGATCTTATCGTGGATATTTACTAGAAATTTGTAATACATATTAGCTGCTTCACGATCGATTCTTTCCTGTGGCCAACGTTTATCCAGAGAACGTTGGTTATTTTTTTCGGTCAAATATTGACTATTTAGGACTCGAACCTAAGCAAACCACCTGGTTAGTCGAAACATATGTTCTTTTAAAACTTTAAATGAAGCCCCCACATTTGGGAGCTCATAAGATCACTTTACCGATTACATTAACTTCATCACAATCAAACACCATATCATCGTATGCCTTGTTAATTGATTTTAAGGTAACGGTATTATCCTCATTTACATAAAACTTTTTACAAGTAACACCGACATCACGAATGTGGACGATCGCAATTTCACCATCCTCAACTTCTGGCTGGTAGTGGATAAAAACTTGACTACCCTTTTTTAAGAGGGGTTCCATTGAGTCACCATCCACAGTAACTAATTCATCAGCACCCGCGGGGACCTTCTCACCAGCAATAAGCTTGTGGATTAATTGGGTATCTTGATCCTCACCATTAATAGGGGAACCGGCAGCAGTTGAACGTCCAGATTGGATTTCAATCATCGGCTTGTGGTCAAACATTGAAGTTATTTTTTCGTTATTCTGTTCGTTTAATTGATCACTAGCGTAATTGTAAACTTTTTCTTGGCGATTAGAGTTTAACCTTTTATTAATCCTTAGAATTCTTCTGTCACTATCAGTTAATGAACCAATCTCATTCTCTTTGAATCCAAGAATATATTCTGGGGTAGTGTGTAACGCTTTAGCAAAAGCATCCACATTATTTAGTGGAAATTCTCTAGTTTTATTAAAATACCTTGATAATGCTGACTTGGCCATGTTTACACGTCTGGCCAGTTCACTAAGTGTTAAATTCTGCTCATTTTTTAATTCAATAAGTGTGTCGACTATTTCGTCATTTGTTTTCAATAAAACCCCTCCTTGCTTACCATCACATTATAGCACCGTTCCCAATCGGAAACAATCAAGATATTAAAAAAACTTTTTGACTATTTTTTAATTATCATGTTGACAATTGGGAACGAATGCGATATTCTTTAAGTGTTCCCAAATGAGAACGTAAGGAGATGGAAAATTATGTCAGTAGATTTAAGAAGAGTCAAAGCTGAAAGAATTGCGAAAGGATATTCGCAAGAGGACATGGCCAAAATGCTAGGTTGGAAAAGCAGAGCAACATATTCCAAGCGGGAAACCGGTAAAGTTAGTCTGGGAGCTGATGAACTTGCAAAGATTGCGAGCGTGCTCGGATTCTCTAATGATGAATTAGGAATTTTTTTTACAATAACCGTTCCCAAAAGAGAACGAGCTTAGAAAGAGACTTTCCAAGTAACGACCAGTTTTTATTTACTCCGGATTCGTCCACACAGCCAGAATAGAAAGGAGGTGAGTTAAATGGAAAAAGGCAAACTGCATCAGTACTTTGATAGTAATATTCAGCCTATTTTAAATATGGCGATAGGAGTTCTATTTATGACAATTGGTTACTTACTTGGTCATATGTCCTAGAAAGAAGCCAAGTGATCGTCAATGAATAGTTGAAAGGAGGAAATGTCAAGGGCAGTTTAAAAATGTAGGTTTTCGGCAGTTACTTGAGACCATAAAAAAATTAATTAATACTGGTTCAGCTCGGATTTCTGGAATCGTCACGAACACCGAAAAAGGAGTTAATAAAAATGTCAAATTTTAAAGATTGTCTGGAAAAAATGGAAGATGCAATAGAAACGGCAATCTTGTTCACTATATGGTGCTGTACTAATTTTTGGCAATTGATCGTGGTCGGTATTGTGACGATCACAGCAATCATCTTTTTATTAGAACATTAACAATCACGGTTGTAACTATTGAAACTATTGTAGGAATAATGCAAGAAGACAAAAAGAACACTATTAAATTCTCTCCAAATGATTCAAAAGAACTTAAAGCCTTAGCAGTTATTCTAAATTGATAAATTCCTGGCCCCTTATAAAAGCCGTTCACGCTATCTATATATTTGTAATGTTTCAATAGTTCTAGAGTCGGCTGTTCTTTACCAACTTCTAGTTTAAAATGCTTTCTTATTTTAAGCGAATCAACGGGAGTGCCTAAATTATAGCTCTTAACAATATATCTTAGTATTCGAATTGTAGACCATGGTAAATCTTTGAACAAGTTATTCATATTAATCACCTCAATTAATTGGAATAACTCAAGTATACAACTAAGCCAAAATTGGAAGTGAATTAAATGGATCAGAAACTTCATAATGCAGTACGAGAATATTTATTGGAACTATTGAGCGAAAAAAATAAAAGTCCAGAAATGGCTGCAACCATTGCTGAACTTTATAGATTGTTACTTGAATAAGACACTCATGATGTCTCTTCGGTCAATGCTAAAGATTGTATCACCAATAAATTTGACTTCTCCGTTAGCATCATTTAAAGAAAATTGAATCATGAGACTTTGTGGTAATTACCACAGTATTCATAGAGTTCACCTCGATTAATTGAATTAATTAAATTATACGTCAGTAAATAATAGAAGGAAGTAATAAAAAATGGCAAAACCACGTTTAGTTTTAGAAAAGAAAGCACCAGAACCAAGAGTATCACGATTGATTAGCATTAACACTGATTTGTATAACCAGTTAATGGACATTAAGCACGAAACTGGATTAACTGTCACAGCGGTAGTTAATAAGTTTATCGCTTATGGAGTGAAGAATGTAGAAATTGAAGACAACAAAAACGACGATTAATTAATCCACGTCAGATCTTATCAAAAGGAAGTGAGAAAGATGATCGATAAGAACACCAGTTTTGAATTAAAACAAATTGATTTATTAGATCAGGCAAAAAGCACAAATATTTCTCTCATCTTGGAGAATGGAAGTATTCTTCTTTCAGAAATAAAAAAAGCTCAGCAGCTAAGTGCTGAGCTAGGAGATGTGCTGAATCATATCAAGCACTTTAATCCCGAGTTTCGGATGAAGTGATTGATACAATCTTAAAATCTGCATCTTTAGGGAAAAGATAAAAATCTAAGTTATCTATGTTTTTCCCAAGAAATGAAACGTTTTTAGCCAGAAAAAAATCAGTCAAAGTATATTGAGAATTATCAAGATCGACAACGAACGTTGATAACGCGTTAATTAATAACGGAAAATTTCTTTGAAATTTACCAAGTGAATCTCCATGAGAAGTATTGAGCTTTAGAGCATCTTCTTTCAATCGGTCGTTGAAAAGTTGCTTGCTAAATTCATCTCCACTAAATAGAGTACTGTCGTGAAAAGTAGCGGTCAATAACTGCCCATTAAATTCCCATATACATTTTTTGGCTTCTGCATTGTGAATCTTACTCAAGAAATATTCAAAGCTATATTCAAATAGGGCTGCTTGTTTTAAATTCATATTTATCATCTCGATTAATTGGGATAAATAAATTATACAACTAAAGGAAGTGACAAAATGTCTCAAGTCATTAGTGCTAAAGTATCAATTCAAATTCCTGATAATTTTGAATTGATAAATAAGGAAGATTACCAAAAGTTAAAACGGGAATCAACATTTGGACGGACTTGGAATTTAAACGATCTTCGTAAATGGTGTGGGAACAAATCACCACAATGGTTAAAAGAAAATTTCTTGGAAAATCCAAAATATTCACGGGAAATGCAAGCCTTAATGGATGATAGATATTTAGTCCATCGTGGCAGTAAAGGTAGTCCCTGGTTGTTTAAAGCTACCAAAATGCAGCAGTTCCTGGAGGATCATTGGAGTGAATTCAATTGGTAAAAACATTAAATTCTTGGCAAATCTAATAATCGATCGTGACGATTTGATGAATTCTTGGTTTTAATATATAAAGCATTGTCATGATTGTAATCATAAGTGATTTCATAGGTACCATTACCGAGAATGTAAAAGTAGTGATCACCACGAATAATATTGGCTGCTGTGGCTTGAATAAGTTCAATTTTCCCACTGGCCTGTTTTATTAAATCAATATTTTCTGGTGATGCTTGCTTTCCCTTGGAATAAGTTCGTAATCGAATAGCAACAATTTGATGAATCATACGACTTAGCCTCCTTAATGGGTTGAATTCAAAATTCTACAAATATTAAAAAGGAGTGATTTGATTAATGGAATCATTGGAAGTACTAGTTTTATTGTTCTTAGCAGCCCTGGTCATTGAATACTTTATACCAACTGGGCGTCACCAAAAAATAGAAAGGAATCATATCGATGAATAAATTGCAAAAGTATTCGACATCTGAATTAATAGGTGAATTAAGAAAAAGAAAGGAAGCCCAACTGTTCCATGGTGGCCTTTATGCCAATACTGAAATACGAGGCAAATATGGCCAAGAAAATATGAAGCTTCCAAATGATTACTGGATTTTATTAATTAGCGACTTTTCTCCGCTAAATAATAGTTGAAGACGTTTTTAACAATTTCTAATTTGGAATCTGAAAAACCAATTGACTTAAGATATTCTTTTAAATGTTTCCAATCTAAATTTCCCTTAGGAAACGATCTATCAGATCTTATTTCTCTTGCTACATCACCAACTGGTAAGCTAACGTCTTTAAATCTCATTAACCAATTGTAAAAATCCATAAGAATTCACCACCTTAATTATATGCACTAAATAGCCCACTACCGCAAATGGGTGGACCAGCTAACAACTATAACTACTAATATTATAACACCTGGAGGGTCATCAGAATGAAAACATTAACAATACAGAACCGTATCAAACGTTTGAATATGATTATTGGACGCACACCCGTGGAAAACGATCATAGCTTGTTGGCATATTTCTTTGTCCTAGATAAAGAAAAGCAACGACTATCTGAATATATTTTACATCACGAGGTGGAATAATGACTAAATCTTGGAAAGCAGTTGGTGTAATGGATTCCCAAATATTAGAAACTGGTGTCTCTCGTGCCGACGTTATGCGAAAGCTCAGCATAAAGTATCCGACTTACGTCGTAACTGGGACCGACAAGGATTTTATGAAGAAGCGGAAAGAACGAGTCCCAATTTATCCCGAACCAATTAGATTGATCTGCGGTAGAATCACAAAATCTAAAAGAAAAGAAATAGCGTCAATGAAGGATTCAATTGATCAACGACACTATTTACATTAAAAGATGGAGGTAAATATAAATGGCAAATGAATTATCCCTACCAGAATACACGATTGACTATCAGCTACCTGTGATTACAATTAATAATTTTGATCAATTAAAAACAGCTGTAGAAGCATATGCCAATAAATATCAAGGAATGGCAGTGACAGCTTCCACAGAAAAAGAATCAAAGTCTAGCCGGGCAGAGCTTCGGAAATTGAAGCAAGCTCTTGATGATAAACGTAAGGAAATTAGAAAAAAATACGCTGAACCATATCAGCGGTTTGCAGCTCAAATTAAAGACTTAGAAGCCACTTTAGATTCATCAATTAACCCAATTGACGCTGGGCTAAAGGAATTGGAAGATCAGCAACGCCAGCTTCGCTTAAAACATGTTCAATCTCTGATTGCTGAAATGGCACCTAATTACCATGTGGAACCAGGCGAGGTTGAAATTGATCCTACTTGGTTAAATAAAACCACCACCAAGAAGAAAGTAACCGAAGGAATTGCTGATGTGATGGGTTACATTAAAAAGCAACACGATGATTTAAAAACCGGTATCAGTACTATTACCAAATATGCTCAAGCTTATCACATTGATCCAGCTGGTTGGATCGACCAGTTGAAGCAAGGCCAAGATGTTAATTATTTGCTTCAAGCAATTGATAATCAGGTCAAACTAAATAAACAAAAACAGCAGACTCTGGAAGCACAAGCAGCGGAAGCACAAACACATCAAGTTCAGCAGAAAGGTAAAACGATTGATACCAATACTGGCGAAGTTGTTTCCCATTCAGTGTCTTTAAAAATAACGGCAACAATTCCACAAATGAAACTGTTGAGGGCTTTCATGGATAGTAACCAAATTCGTTATCAAAGAGTGGGTGTTTAATCATGAAGACGATTGAAGCTAAATATTTGCAGCGAACCTTGAATTGGCGAGTCATTCTATATGCTAAACCCGGAACTGGGAAAACAACTTGTGTTAAATATTTACCTGGTAAAACTAGAATTTTTGATTTGGATAACTCCGCTAAAGTATTAGCTGGCATTAGCAACGTTACAGTCGATGAAATGGATCGAACTCACCCCGAAGAAGACATGAAGCAGTATCTTGAACAGGCATCAGAATTGATTGTTGGTTACGACAATTTAGTTATTGATAATGTGTCAAGCTTTGAAAAAGATTGGTTTGTGGAAAAGGGTAAGGGTAGCCATAATGGCATCTCAAATGAATTGCAGGATTATTCACAATGGACTAATTATTTTTCGAGAGTAATGACTGCTATCTATGCGTTGCCAGTTAATGTGCTAACCACAGCTTGGGAGACACAACGCCAAATTACTACTGAAAATGGTCAGCAATTTAATCAATATGCACCCGAAATTCGTCAAAGTGTGATGGATGGAATGTTGGGATTATGTGATGTAGTCGGACGGTTGATTATTAATCCGAAGACTAACGGTCGTGGCGTTATGCTGCAAGGAAATGACTCGATTTATGCCAAAAATCGTTTGGACAATCGAACCATGTGTGCTGCTAAGGATCTGTTTAAGTTTGGGAGTGGCAACGATGACAAAACTAATTGATATTACGGGTAAGAAATTCGGAAGGCTGACAGCAGTTTGCATTGATAATTCTCAACGTCCTAAAGGATCTACCCGTGCTTATTGGAGATTTAAATGTGACTGCGGAAATGTCACTTATGCTTCAGGAATCGATGTTCGAAAGGGGAAAATACAATCTTGTGGTTGTCTACACGATGAACTCGCTAGTAAAAGGTTTAGAAAACACGGTCATTCAAATACGAAACTTTATTTTGTTTGGGAGTCTATGAAGCAAAGATGTTTCAACCCGAATAATAAAAGCTTTTCCGATTATGGTGGTCGAGGTGTATCTATCTGTAATCAATGGAAAAATAGTTTTTATGCTTTTGAAAGATGGTCTATTCAAAATGGATATGAAAGTGGAAAATCCATTGATCGAATTGATGTAGATGGTAATTATTGCCCATCTAATTGCCGTTGGACTGATTGGAAAACCCAGGCCAACAATAGGCGTAAACGAAACTCTCCAGTGACTAATAGATTGCGGGCAGACAATATCAGCGGTGTACGTGGTGTTTCTTTTGATAAAAGCAAAAATAAATGGGTCGCTAAAATGATGTATCGAAACCGAATCATATTGGATAGGTCATTTACAAGCTATGAGGAAGCAGTAAAAGAACGTCACCTTGCAGAAATCCGGTGTCAAAAAAATGCCATTTAAATTATTTGATTATCAACAACGAATTGTGGATGAAACTCGCCAAAAAATTGGCCAAGGCAATAATGGGGTACTAATTGTTTCCCCACCAGGTAGTGGGAAATCAGTTATTATAGCTGAAATTGCGAGATTAACAGTTTCAAAGGGTGGTAGAATTTTGTTCTTCGTTCACCGTCAAGAATTAGTTAACCAGATCGTAAAATCATTTCAAAAGCAAGATGTTGATTTGATGAATTGCACAATCATGACAGTGGGCAAAGTTGCTAATCGATTAGATCACTTGCCTAAACCAAACTTAATTATTTGCGATGAATCGCAACATAGTCGGGCAAAAACATATTTAAAAATTTTTAAATACTATTCGGATGTTCCTAGGCTTGGATTCTCAGGCAGTCCGTGGCGAATGAACGGAGCAGGGTTTGACGATATTTATTCTGCTATGGTCAAAGGCCCCACGGTTAAGTGGTTAATTGAACACAAAAAGCTAAGCCCATATAAATACTACAGTGTGACATTGTTTAATGACGAAAAGCTAAAGAAATCAAGCACTGGCGATTATACCAATCAATCTGTTAGTGATTCAGCAAAGCCCACTCTGTATGGCGATATTGTTAAAACTTGGATGGATAAAGCATTTGGACAGCGAACCATTGTTTATGCTCATGATACTCAACATAGCAAACAAATTGCGGCTGAATTTAGAAAAGCGGGTATCAGTGCAAAACATTGTGATTCTAAAACTCCTAGTGACGAAAGAAAACGTATTATGAGTGATTTTAGAAAGGGAAAGATCACTGTTCTATGTAACTTTGGATTGGTTGATGAAGGATATGACGTCAAAGAGTGTACGTGTTGTGTAATCGCACGGCCAACTGAAAGCTTGGTATTTGATATTCAAGCAACAATGCGTTGTATGCGATATTTGCCAAATAAAATGGCCACTATCATTGATCATGCAGCTAACTATACCCGTTTTGGTCTGCCTGATACTCCACGACAATGGAGCCTTGAAGGACGACCTAAGAAAAAACGGCAGAATAACACAAAATCAATTCCGGTCAAAACTTGTCCAAATTGTTTTGCTGTGGTACCGACACAATGCCGTGTTTGCCCACAGTGTGGTAATGAGATTAAATATGACGCTGACGGAATGGAAATTGATGAAACGGCCAGTATTGAAAAAATTGGGGAATTTAAACTGACTACTGATTATTCAAAAATCCAGACGGCAAGAAAAAAGCCGGAAGATGCACAAAGTTACAAAGAGTTACTAGAAATCGCTAAAGCCCGTGGATATAAAGCTGGTTGGGCCTATGTACAAGCTAAACGACTAAAAATGGTTAACTAATGGAGGAATTTTAAAAATGGCATTTATGCAAGCAAATTACAAGAACAATGAACACAAAGATTTTTCAGCTTTACCAAGTGGAAATTACGAGATGATTATTAAATCTGCCCAGGAGAAGGCAACTAAGAACGGGGCAGAATCACTGCAATTAGATTTAGTCGTTCGAAATGATCTTGACGGGGTTGATGAACTAAAAAATACCAATGCCAAGTACCATAACCGTCATGTCTTTATGGACAATTGGAAACGCAAAACTACTAATCAGTACGATTTGGATAGTTTCCAATACATTCTTGAAGCTGTTCAAATTCCAGAAGGAACACCATTGAATACAATTAATGATTTTACTAAAGCAGTTGCTAACAAGCCAGCCAAAGTGTATGTCAAAAAAACGGTTGATGATTATGGCGGTGAAAAGAAAGACATCAATCAAATTGCCCCTTGGAATTTTAGCAAGAGCGATTATCCACAAGTGCAGCATGTATGGAAAGACCAAAAGGACGGTAAAAACCCATTTGCTGGTAGTCAACCAGCATCAGCCCCAACAGATAATCCATTTGACAATTCTGGAGATTCAATTGATATTTCAGACGATGATTTACCGTTCTAGGAGGGTAAACAGTGGCATATGAAAACATTCCAAATGAATTACGGTCCTTAAAACAATGGGGCCTGTTTCAAAAAATCTGGCAACCTGAGCGAAATAAGTACACCAAAATACCACACAATGCGCTCGATGGTGGAGCTGGACGCACGAATGATCCAAGTACCTGGACTGATTATCAAACAGCCTTAGAAGCACTCAAAACGTATAAAATGGACGGTCTCGCGTTTTACTTTGCTAATGGTTATGTCGGATTGGACATTGATCATATTGGAGACGAGCTGGAAAGATACGCTGCACAGGATTATCAACAAAATGAAGTTCAAGATGTGTTAACGATGACTAAATCCTATGTGGAAATTAGTTTATCTGGTAAAGGGATTCATGCCATTTTTAAGGGAAAGATTCCTGGTGATCGACGCCGTAAAGGTAACGTTGAAATGTATGAGTCCGGACGATTCTTCGCGTTAACTGGGAAAACCATTGGTCCATATAGTGATCGAATAAACACACCACAACCGCAAGTAATGAAACTTATTTATAAACACTATTTTGGTGAAAGTAATGTGGTAAAACTTCCCAATCAGGCACCGATCAGGCCAAATGATTTAAGTGTTGATGAAATTATCAAACGCGCGGAACTTTCGAGAACTGGTAAACGTTTCAAGATGTTTATGCACGGTGGTTGGGAGGGCTTCTATACTTCCCATTCAGAAGCTGATCTAGCCTTTTCCAATGATTTGGCCTTTTGGACGGGCCGTGATTTTAATAAAATGGATGAAATATTTCGAAAGTCTAGCCTTATGCGACCGAAATATGATGAAAAACATGGTAAAACCACTTATGGGGTTTCGCTTCTTAACAAATCCATTAATGAAACTCGGGAAACCTTTAATCCACAGCAGCATCCCTTGCATAAATATAATCTTAAATTCCTACAATCTAAGCCTAAAAAGAAATTACCACCTAGAAGTTGGGATGACACTGGGAATGCTGATCGATTTATTGATGTTTTTGGGAATTTAGTTAAATATTCCTATGTTGATAAGTCCTGGTATTTCTATAATGGCAGTTATTGGGAAATGGACGATCAGGGAAAAGCAGCTCAATTTGTTGATATGACTGTGGATAATATGAAGAATGAGAAGCTGCATGTTGCTGCCGGCGTGGATCCTGAAAAGGCTAAAGTAGCTTGGGAAAAGTTTTTGAAGAAGTCTCGTAGTCATGCTGCTAAACAAGCCATGATAAGTGAAGTGCAACATCGGGTTCCAGTATTGCATGGGCAGTTTGATCAAGATAAAACTTTATTGAATACGGTTAATGGCTATATTGATTTAACTTCAGGTATCTTAAAAGATCACGATATTAAGAAAATGTTTAGCCATCAGACAAGCGTCGAATATACCGACAAAATCGATTGTCCAGAATGGGATGAATTTTTAAATCAAATTTTTGCTGGTGATCAGGAATTAATCCATTACATTCAAAAAGCGGTTGGATACTCTGCCACAGGAAGTATTAAGGAACAAGTGATGTTTATTCTGTATGGAAATGGCCGAAATGGTAAATCAATTTTCATCGATACTATTTCTGATATTCTGGGAACTTATGCCAAGTCAATGCAGGCCGATTCAATTATGGTACGACAAAACAAATCGGGAGCCAACTCAGATATTGCCCGGTTGGAAAGCGCCCGATTAGTTACCTCAAGCGAACCTAATGAGGGTGTGAGATTGGACGAGGGATTGGTTAAACAATTAACCGGTGGCGATAAAGTAACCGCACGGTACTTATATGGTAAGGAATTCGAATTCAAACCACAGTTTAAGCTGTGGTTAGCTACTAACCATAAACCAATTATTCGTGGTACTGATGACGGAATTTGGCGACGATTGATGCTAATTCCATTTTCAGTAAAAATTCCTGATGAACAGGTTGATAAAAACTTAAAAGATAAATTGAAACGTGAATCCGTGGGAATCCTTAATTGGATCGTGGAAGGTTCTTTATTATGGCAACGAGAAGGATTGAATCCACCAATAAGTGTTACTCGTGCTAGTCGGCAATATCGTGAAGAAATGGATGTTATTAGTTTATTTGTGGATGATTGCTGTGAAGTGGGTGATAGTTACCGAGCGCCTGCTGGTGAACTTTTTAAAAAATACCAATCCTGGGCAAAAGATAATTCCGAATACTCTATGAGTAAGCAGAAATTTAGTCGTGAAATGAAACAGAAATTTGAAACCAAGAAAAGTGGATCCATATTTTATATTGGATTGAAAATTAAAGGCGATCCAAGACTG